AAATCGCCGTCCTTTTCCGGACGCCAATCGCCAACTCCCACCGAATACCCTGCACGGTAGAAAAGATTGGCTATCTGTTCTGGACTGATCAGCGCCGAATCGTAGCTGATCCTGAGTGTCGTGGACCAGTTCGTAATTTCTGGCCGGTAGCGCAGATCGGCACTGCCGTTCTTGAGGCGGACAACGTCAGTCCGTTCGATGGCATCGCCCTGGATACGAACACAGTCCATCTGAGATGTCTTATCCCGACCGTCTGGCAGAACGAAAAACATCTGACGGGCGTCGGTCATGGAAATCCCGTCAACGAGTTTCGCGCCACGTATGGCACACTTCTTGAAGCCCGCGCAGGGGAATCCAAACGAGTCATCTTCGAGCCGGTAATAGCTCGCTTCGTACTCGGCTTCCGGGTTTCGGGCACCACGGGGCTTCTTCGCGCCGTCGCCCTGTGTTTCGGCGATCTGGCGGCGGGCCTTTTCGCCGAAATTGTGCATAACAAGGCCTGTCGTGCCTTTTATTGTGAGATGGAGGATACGCTCCTCTGGCGGAGCAATCATAATACTTGTGCTAGACATTTTCGTCCTCTCTTCTTCGGTGCAGGGGTAACGCGGTTGCGCTCCCTGTAGCTAACATCGCCGTATGTAACTTATCTCATATGCGAAGTCAAGAGTTTTTCTTTATTTTCTTTGGAAGCGGCGTCTATCTGTTTAACAGTTGTTCAAGACATCGCCGGAAGCGCCACGCGGTATATTTGTAGCCGCGTAGAGTTTCGCCACGGGGGGACCCCCATCCAATCAGGGGGGTTAGGCCCTCTATTTTCAGAATTAACACCGGCCATTCCGGTTTGCTATTCATCTTGAGTCCTCCTTATGTGCATTGGTTCTGTTCCTCGACTGCCTAGCCTTGCCTTGCCTTGCCTAACCTCGACCCGCCGTACCATCCCGACCGCGACTGCCTCGCCAACCCAGCCTCGCGTTGCCGCGCCGTAACTTGACTGACTCGCCGCGCCAACCCAGCCTTGACTGGCCGAACCTCGCCATGACTGCCATGACTGCCTCGACTACCTAGCCACGCACTGTCCCGCCACACCTCGCCGTACCATGACTGCCCCACACTGCCCGGCCTAAACGTGCCCTGCCCGGACGGGCCTAGCTCTGACTGCCTTGCCACCCTGGCGCTGCCATGCCAACCGTGCCTAGCCTATCCTCGACTGCCTTGCCAAGCCTCGACTAGCCGTACCATTCCCGGCCCGGACAGACCTCGACGCGCCTTGACTGCCTTGACTCAACACACCTGGACGCGCCCTCCTACCCTACCCGGCCCCGACTGGACTTGCCGTGACTGCCTCGCCTCGCCTCGCCTGGCAACGCCCTGCCGCGCGACGTCTTGCCTCAACTGCCTTGCCCTCCAAGCCGCGCCTTGCCGGGCCACGCCCACCTAGACTGCCCCGCCAATCGCGCCCTGCCAACCAGACCGGGAGCTAAGATATATCCTATACTATTGGACAAATGTCAACTGAGAATTAAAATTTTCCGGTTTCGTTCCCCCAGGAATCCCATCCCGGCCAGCGTTGGCGCGCGAACATTTCAAGGTAAGGACCCCCCACAAGCTGCTCGATTCGTTCGTAAGTTTCATCCGGCTTGCGTGAGTGCTCACGGCGCGGCGCTTCTATGATCTGCCTCACCCCGCCACTCAGTCTCTTTGGCTTCCCCCGAGTCGCCAGCAGGCAAAGCTCGGCTTGCTTGCGGCTCCAGTAGCCTAGCCCAATTGACGGCTTGACCCAGATGAAGGCTACCGTTTTGTAAGTGAACCCCCAGGTCTCGATGAGCCTTAGCGCTTCCGGCATGTGGGCATCCACAACCCACATGAACAGGGCCGCATCATCCGCCGCCGGGATTTCAAGTTTCTCCAGTTCTTCAGCGGGCGTCGTTTTATAGTGCCTGTCCGCAGACCTTCCCTTGCCCTTTGTAGACCATGTTTCAAATTTCCAGGGCGGGTCAACTAGAATGGCACCGTATGTCGGAAAGATTTTTTTTAGCAAACGCAGGGCGGCGGGAGAGGCGGAGATATTGTACGGCTCGGCCTTCACTCTAGCCCAAGGAGCCCTTGAATTCGGACAATTGTTTGCATCGATTGCATATCCTGTTGCCCGACCACTCCGAAATAAAATTTGCGCCGCAAAACAGGCATTTTCTTTTGGCCTCGTTTGCATTTATTGACGCAGGTTTTGACGAATACGCTGGAGGGCGGCGTTTGCTTTTTGTGCTCGGCAGGCTCATTTCTACTCGCCCGCCTCGTCAGCAGCCCGCTCTTCCGGGCCATATAGCTCAAGATTTGAACCGTGGTCCGTTATCCCGCAGGCCTGACAATAATACACGGGAATCCAGTTCACCTCATAAAGTGCTTCGCGCTCTCCCCCACATTTTGTGCAGCGGCTTGCTTTGTCGTTCATGCCACGGGCTCTCTTGGCGGAAAACCGTTCGTCCCGATGTTGCTCCGGACGCCAAAAACCGGCGTGTAGTGCCTTCGTTTTGTTCCGGGGGTGTGGACGCTTGGTTCCGGCAGATCAATCCACGTTTTTATCGCGTAGTTTCGCTTGCGCCAGTAGCGGACGATGCACCGTTGCAGGTACTCCGCGAAGCTTCGCTCGTTCTGGACTGTCTCTTTTCCTCCACACAAATTCTTATTCACAAAGCTCTCCCTCATCGATTCCATCGATTCCATCGATTACGCCAGATAAAATTATCAAGTCTGACTATCACACGTTCTGACCATTGCATTAAAAAACTATGCCAAAACCAGTGGCAGTATCTTTTTCCCCCGGTCATTTTCAGGGCGGAGTTTTCTTGCCGCAGTCGCACCACATATCTTCCCCCACCACCGTGGCCCAACAGTCTGCGGGATTGACCTTTTGGTTACACCACTCACAAAGTTTCTTGGAAAAAGGGGGGAGGCCCCCCTTGGGGGAGGCCCCCCCTAAGTTGTCGCGGCACTCTTTGCGGGATGCCGCGATCAGGGAGGTGTAAGAAGATAGGCGGGAGTGCATTGGAATGTCAATGGGTTGGATTATATTGGAAGGCTTCGTCCTTCCAGGCCCAATGCTCATTGTTTTCCGCGATTATGGCGGATAGGTAGCCAATCCTGTTACCCTCAAAATCAAAAATTTGCGCGACGCCGGAGGGTTCGTCTTGGCCTAGCAGGGCCTGTCGCAGCGTGAAGTGGGCCATGTTTTGAGCTTGTTCTAAATTTGGAAAAGCCCAGCCCCCCTCCGCGTCGGGGAGACCTCCAATAGAGAACCGGATTCGGAAGGGAATGTCATCCGGTGGAATCATCGGCGGCTTCCTCGGCACTTTCCTCTTCCTCCGGGGGATCATCTCCCACAACCCAACCAAAATCAGCCTGTCTAAGAAAGCTGCGAATTTCTGCAATCGGCCTGCTCCATGCGATAAAACTGACAATCGACCCAAACCCCACGGCTGACACCATGCTCGGGACCCCGATCAATTCATAGGTTCCTCTGGTTTGACTATATACATAGAGAGAGCCCCCGGAATTACCAAAAATTATGGGTGCGGAGGCCTGATATAAGCTATAGCCCTCCTTATCCTTTGCTGTTGTATTGCTAAGCAATCCTTCGGTGGGGTAAGGGGGGTTTCCCAGACCTGATCCCACGGCCCATGCTTGTTGGAAAACGTAAGGTCCATCGGCATCTTCGGGCCACAGAATCGCTACATTCTCATAGACTTTTTCCTTATCCTCTACTCGAAGAAGCGCCAAATCTCTGTGTCTGTCCCATGCAACAATATGCGCGGTCCTCCCGCTTGTCCCAATGGCAGAGGAAAACTGATTGTAAGACCAAAATCGAATCTTCACGGGACGCCTGTGTTCCCGCTTGACCTCCTCCCCCTTTTTTGGGTCAAACTCGGAGAGAATTTGTATGGCGCTTTTTACGACGTGATGGTTTGTTAGGACCATGGTCCATGCTTCGTCGTCATCGCGCCATCCGGAATAAATGATGGTCCCGGACCCCTGGCCTCTCCCAACATCTACAAGGACACTCGGATAGAGCATCTGGGTAATCCGCTGGACGGGCGCGTCGGTTTTTTCCTCCGCTTGTACCGTCAGGGGCGCGAGGA